ATCGCGCTGGTTGTGTCGCTGGTGGCGAAGATGTTCATCGACCTGATCCTCAAGGACGACTGATGCCCGCGCAGCGTCAGCGGTACAGCGCCGATGAGGAGGAGATGCTCATGGCGCAGCTCTGGTCGCCGCAGGTAGCGGACGACCCGGAGACATTCGTCATGTTTGCGTTCCCCTGGGGGCAGAAGAACACACCCCTCGAACACTTCAGCGGGCCTCGCACATGGCAGAGGCAGGTGCTGCGCGACATCGGGCAGCACATCAAGGCCAACAGATCCGCACCCGTTGATCTAAAGGCGCTGCGTGAGGCGATCTCCTCGGGTCGGGGGATCGGTAAGAGCGCACTGGTCAGTTGGCTGATCCTGTGGATGCTGACCACTCGGATCGGCAGTTCAGTCATCGTGAGTGCCAACAGCGAGCCGCAGCTTCGATCAGTCACCTGGGGTGAACTGACTAAGTGGGCCACCATGACCATCAACGCCCACTGGTGGGAGGTCAGTGCCACGAAGCTGATCCCCGCTGCGTGGCTAACGACTCTTGTCGAGAGGGATCTCCAAAAGGGCACCCGGTACTGGGGCGCTGAGGGGAAGCTGTGGAGCGAGGAGAACCCAGACGCCTACGCCGGGGTTCACAATCACGACGGCATGATGGTCATCTTCGACGAGGCGAGCGGCATCCCGGACAGCATCTGGTCAGTCGCCTCGGGGTTCTTTACCGAACCCATCGTGGACAGGTACTGGTTCGCGTTCAGTAACCCCCGCCGCCCGAACGGCTACTTTTACGAGTGTTTCCACTCCCGCAGGGCGTTCTGGCACACCCGGCAGATCGACAGCCGCACAGTCGAGGGGACAGACAAGGGGATCTACGACCAGATCATCGCAGAACATGGCGACGATAGCCGCGAGGCCCGTATCGAGGTCTATGGTCAGTTCCCATCGACCGGGGACGACCAGTTTATCGACCTAGCCCGTGTGGACGAGGCCATGAGCCGACCACCCATCAAAGACCCCTCCGCACCCATCGTCGTAGGCGTAGACCCCGCACGCTCGGGTGCCGACAGCACCGTGATCGCCGTGCGCCAGGGACGCACGCTGCTCGCGCTGCGCCGTTACCGGGGCGACGACACCATGACCGTCGTAGGGCACGTCATCCAGACTATCGAGGAGTTCCGACCGGCGCTCACCGTAGTAGACGAGGGTGGGCTGGGTGCTGGCGTACTCGACCGTCTCAAGGAGCAGCGGTACAAGGTCAGAGGCGTGAACTTCGCGTGGAGATCGAGCAGACCTGTGATGTATGGGAATAAGCGAGCCGAGATCTGGGGTGCGCTCAAGGAGTGGCTACTCACTGCCTCGGTGCCCAACGACAAGACTCTCAGGGACGACCTGACCGGCCCTCGGGTCAAGCCGAACAGCGCGGGGGCGATCTTCCTGGAGAGTAAGAAAGAGATGAAGGCACGAGGGCTGGCCTCCCCTGACGCAGCGGACGCCATCGCCGTCACCTTTGCATTTCCCATCGCAACGGATATCATGGGTCACTTGGCAACGCCCGGATACACTGCCACAATGCCGACTTACTACGCCCAGCCAACAGTGAACTACTGGAACGGGGCACCACAAAGGGCTTGATATGGCACGCATGTCTAACAGTGAACGACTGACTAACCTGCACAGCGAGGCTCTGGCGCAGTTCGACACGATTCAGTCTGCCCTGCGCGACGAGCGTCTCCAGTGCCTGCAAGACCGCCGGTTCTACTCCCTCGCTGGCGCTCAGTGGGAAGGCCCGCTGGGTTACCAGTACGAGAACAAGCCGCGCCTAGAGGTCAACAAGATCGCTCTGGCCGTGCAGCGGATCTTCAGCGAGTACCGGAACAACCGCATTACCGTCAACTTCATCGACAAAGACGGCAGCAAGAACAAGACCATCTCGGACGTTTGCGACAAGCTGTACCGCGCCGACGAGCAGGACTCCTGCGCCGAAGAAGCCTACGACAACGCCTTCGAGGAGGGAGTCGGAGGTGGCTTCGGCGCGTGGCGTCTGCGTACCGAGTACGAGGACGAGGAAGATCCCGAGAACGAGTACCAGCGCATCAAGATCGAACCGATCTTCGACGCCGATTCGTCAGTCTACTTTGACCTGAACGCCAAGCGGCAGGACAAGTCTGACGCCAAGTATTGCTTCGTGTTGAGTTCGATGACCCGTGAGTCGTACATCGAAGAATATAACGATGACCCGTCAACTTGGCCCAAAGAAGTCCATCAGTATGAGTTCGACTGGTGTACCCCAGACGTTGTGTTTGTGGCCGAGATGTATCGTGTCGAGAATGTTAAAGAGACACTGCACATCTTCAAGACCATCGACGGAGCCGAGGAGAAGTACCTCGATAGCGAACTGGACGGTGAGACTGCTGAGATCCTAAACGCCGTTGGTACGGTCAAGGTGCGGGATCGCAGAATCACCCGGCGCAAGGTTCGCAAGTACATCATGAGCGGTGGCAAGGTGCTTGAGGACTGCGGTTACATCGCGGGCAAGCACATCCCCATCGTGCCGTTCTACGGTAAACGCTGGTTCGTGGACAACATTGAACGTTGCTCCGGGCATGTCAGGCTTGCCAAGGATGCCCAGCGTCTGAAGAACATGCAGTTGTCCAAACTGGCCGAGATCAGTGCCCTCTCAAGCGTTGAGAAGCCGATTCTGACCCCTGAGCAGGTTGCTGGACACCAGTTGATGTGGTCAGAGGACAACATCAAGAACTACCCGTATCTGCTGATTAACCCGATCACGGCAGCAGACGGCAGCACTCAAGTCGGTGGGCCAGTGGCCTACACCAAGAGTGCAGCGATCCCTCCTGCACTGGCTGGGCTGCTCCAGATCACTGAGCAGGATATTCGGGACGTTCTGGGTAACCAGGAGCAGGGCGACAAGATTGTCAGCAACATCTCGGGTAAAGCCGTTGAGATGGTGCAGCAGCGCCTGGACATGCAGAGCTACATCTACATTTCCAATATGGCGAAGGCGATCCGGCGCTGTGGTGAGATTTGGCTCTCGATGGCTCAGGATGTGTACGTTGAAGATAAACGGCGTATGAAGGGCATCGCGGAGCAGGGTGAGATCGAGATGATTGAACTCATGAAGCCCATGATCGACGATGAGGGTGCGGTTGCCTACGAGGGTGACCTGTCCAACGCGCACCTTGATGTCGCTGTTGATGTCGGCCCGTCGTTCCGCAGTCAGCGTCAGTCGATTGTGCAGTCGCTGACTAACCTTGTGGCGATCACGCAAGATCCGCAGACGCAAGCTGTGTTGCAGGCCATGATCATCACGAACCTTGAGGGTGAAGGTTTGTCGGATGCGCGGGAGTTCTTCCGTAAGAAGTTGGTCGAGATGGGCGTGATTGATCCGACCGAGGAGGACATGAAGCGTATGCAAGAGGCTGCTGCCAACGCGCAGCCCGATCCTAACGCTGTGTTCGTCCAGGCTGCTGCTGAGAAAGCGATGGCCGACGCTGAGAAGTCCCGCGCTGACGCAGTGCTTACGATGGCTAAGACTGAGGAGACTCAGGCTAAGACCCTCAAGACGCTTGAGGAGGTTGGTCAGCCTGCTGGTGGTACGGGTGGCGGTTCACCATCTGCTCCTGCGGCTCCCATGATGGACGAGTACGAAGCCGTCAAGCGGGAGTTTGAAATCGAGAAGATGCGGATCGAGATGGCCGAGAAGTTGATGAAACTGCGCCAGATGGAGCAGGAATCGGTTAAAGTCGATACCGAAGTGCAAAACGAAGTTGATAGGCAAACTGCAATCACGGATTTGCGCGAGACTGTCAAAGAGACAGTTGATGGAATGCGTGATGTGATTAGCGGGTTTCAAAAAGCTGTTGAGACAATGGCGAGCGCCAACAAGCAGAATGCTGAAAGCGCAGCCAAAGTCAGTGAACAAGCAATTGCGGCCATCAATAAGCCTAAACGTGTCGTCCGTGAAAACGGTAAAATCGTAGGGATTCAATAATGGCAAACGCGCTTTATCCTAAGTGGAAAGAGCAACTGCTCCAGTTCACTGCAAACAACAACCTGTCTGCCGGAACCGTCAAGGTTGCGTTGGTGGACACGGGCGTTTACACCTACGCATCGTCGGATCAGTTTTATGACGCTGGCACGGGTACGGATGTTCAATCCGCGACTGTCGGCACGCCGCAGACCATTGGCAGCAAGACGTTCACAAACGGCGTGTTTGATGGGGCTGATGTGACTTTCCCTACCGTGAGTGGTAGCACGGTTGAGGCGCTTGTGATCTACATCGACACTGGAACGCCAACGACCTCGCCGCTGGTGGCGTACATTGACACCTCAGTAACTAATCTGCCGGTCACGCCCAACGGCGGCAACATCACGGTGACTTGGAACGCTTCAGGCATCTTTGCGCTGTGAACCAGATCGTTTCCTCGTCATACGTCATTGACAACCACGAACAGCAGGACGGCTCGCGGTGGGTTAAAGAGTCATATATTGACTCCAATAACGCAACGCAGATGTGTATGTACAAACTGCCTGCTGGGCAGGGCGATGCTGAAGCGCAGGCCAACATGGATGCGCGGATCATTGAGATCAACCGCCAAATCGCCAACATTGTGGTGGTAGACAATGGCTGATCGTTTTGTTAATAGCGCAGCCGTAGGTGCGGGGACTGGCGTTGACTGGGCCAATGCGTATACGACGCTTGCGGCGGCGTTGGCGGTTTCTACCAACGCAGACACAATCTATGTCGCCAACACACACAACGCTACACAGACAACTGCAAAAACCCTGACTTGCCCGACATCTCCCGGCTTGCGGATTCTTGTTGTCACGCCATCAGGCGCATCCGGAAATAGTGGACTGGCGACAGGCGCAATTGAGGCTATTGGGGCTGGCAGCGTGACGTTAGCAATCGTAGGATTTGCGTATATCTATGGCCTATCATTTTATGGAGCCACTAACGCAAGTGCTGCCGCTACGGTTCAGTTTGCAAATGCCACTAACGCCGCTGCTTCTTTGTATCTAGAAAATTGTGATGTACGAGTAAGAACAACATCAACCGCTGCACAGGTTGGGGTTGGAATTGGCCCGTCCAGAGGCACTGGTATTTTGGATAGTTCGGTGCAATTTAAGGGCACAACTTTTAGATTTGGTGCTACCACGCAAGGATTTTTCTTTGGGTCGGTCAGAGCGTACTTTCAAAATATGTCTTTGGATGCTGCCGGATCAATTCCTACGACGCTTTTGCAAAACAAACCGGGTGCTGGAAGTTGTTTGATTGAGGCAAGTGATCTTAGCGGTAGATCATGGGCAAACCTTGTTTCTGCTGCGTGGCAATCTCCGTTTGATGTCTTGCTTAGAAACTGCGAGCTTCCGTCTGGCGCAGCGCTAACGACCGGCTCTTACTCTGGCCCCGGCGGCGTTTCTATTCGCATGGAGAACTGTGACTCAAGCGACACTCAATATAACGTGGCACTTGGCTCATACAGTGGCACGGTGGTTGATGAGTCCACTATTGTTAGGACAGGCGGCGGCGCAACATCGTTGCGAATGGATACAAGCGCCAACACCAAATTCCCTTATTTGACGTTGACTGCCGAGGGCGCTAGGTACAACAGCGTTGTTGGCACGGCGCAGACGCTGACTATTGAGTTCATTCATGACACCGGCAGCGTTTCGGGTCAAGGTGCGGGCACTAGTTTTGCCTATACCAACGCGCAGTTGTGGGTTGAGTTGCAGTATCAGGGCACTAGCGGGTTACCGCTCGCTTTGATTGATATTGATGACCGCGCCGCCAATGTCTTGAGCACGCCTGCGGATCAACCATCATCGTCTGCCACTTGGACAACGACTGGCATGACAACCCCAGTCAAAGGCAAAATGGAGTGCACCTTTACGGCGCAAGAGGCGGGGTATCTGTTGTTCAAGGTCTGCTTTGCTGCGCCTTCCAAGGTGGTTTATGTTGACCTATTGGGTGTGACGGTCGCCTAATATGGCAACTGGCCGTCTGATCCCCGGCTATGGGTTTGTTGTTGAGACAACGACAACCGGGCGACTTGTTCCGGGCTACGGATTTGTCGTTGAGACTGAATCGGCGGGCGCACAGACCCTAACCCCAAGCCTCTACACCAACAACAACACGTTTTATGCGGCTACGGTCACCCCTGGTGCGGTCACACTAGCCCCGGCTCGGTACGACAACGCCAATCAGTTCTATAGCCCGACGGTCACCAGCACTAACACGCTGGTTGCGGCTAGGTACGACAATACCAACCAGTTTTACAGTCCAGTCGTCACGCAGGCTGGTGGCACACAGTTTCTACTGCCTGGACTGTTTGTTAACAGCAATCAGTTTTTCCAAGCAACTGTTAGCCAACTGGTTGAGGGTGGGGGCGGCTCAGGTAAAAAGTCTAAGTCTAAAGGATGGGCAAACGAGCGCCGTGTTCTTGAATTGTCGCTTGAGCAACAGGAAGCCCAGGAAACGCTTGCCAAGTCTGACAACAAAGCGGTAAAGAAGATTGCCAAACGCATCCAGAAATTCGTGGATGTTGGCGTCGAAGATGAAATTGCAGAGTTTGATGCACTGCAAAAAGAGTTTGCCAAACTCGAATCCAAGTTTGTTGAGCAGCAACTATCCGCAGACTTGCGTGAAGCTGCTCAGGTTTTGCAAGAGTTCGTTCAGGATGAGCAAGACGCAATTGATCTGCTTATCCTGGCGCAAGACTTTGACGCGAGATGCGTCATTGAGGCGACCGTCCGGCCTTTTACTGTGACGAGTTTGATGGGGTAGTAAATGAGTGAAGTAACTGAAGTCGAAGAAGTCATTGTCGATGAGCAGCCGGAGCAGGAACCTGAACAGGAACTTGAGCAGCCGGAGCAAGAACAGTCCGAGGAATCTGAGGAGTCAGACGAGCCTGAGGTTGTTGTCTCGATTGGCGAAGAACCACCGCCACCCGAGGAGCCAAGAGCGCCTGACTGGGTTCGAGAGTTGCGAAAGTCGCATCGGGAACTCCAACGCAAGAACAAAGAACTTGAGGCCAAGTTGTCCTCTCAGTCAGTCGTCCCTGCGTCAGTTCCGACACTGGGTAAGAAGCCGACTCTTGAGGATCACGATTACGACGCCGAGAAGTTCGAGTCCTCTTTGGCCGACTGGTATGAGCGCAAGCGTAAAGTCGATGAAGTTGCAGCCCAGGCCAGAGTCGCTGAGGAAGAACAGAAAAAGTCGTGGCAGTCCAAACTTGACGCCTACGGCAAAGCAAGATCAGAACTGAAGGTGCGTGATTTTGAAGATGCTGAAGATGTAACCCAGCAGGCACTTGATGTCACGCAGCAGGGAATTGTTCTCCAAGGTGCCGAAAACCCGGCGCTGCTGGTGTACGCCCTTGGCAAGAATCCTAAGAAGGCAGCGGAACTTGGGGCTATCAAAGACCCCGTGAAGTTTGCGTTTGCGGTGGCAAAACTGGAGAAAGATTTGAAAGTTACACAGCGTAAATCAGCGCCTCCTCCGGAGCGGGTTGTGCAGGGCAACGCAGGAACCTCTGGAAGCGTTGACTCGTCTTTGGACAAACTCCGGGCAGAAGCCGAGCGCACGGGTGACTACACCAAAGTCATGCGGTACAAGGCTCAAATGCGAGCCAAGGGTAAGTAGTTGCGTTGAGCCGAATGTGCGTGGTACATTCGGCTCATCTGGGGTATCGCCAGCCCAAAATCGGCAGTGAACCAAATGCAAGCGGCCGGCCGGCTTTGATTGGCTGAGTAATGACGAGCGGTACACACCGCGCAAAATCACTCATCTTTTCAGGAGCCAATCATGGCAAACGCATTTTCCAAAGAAGAGCGCGTAGCGTTCGAAAACATCCTTGAGGGCTTCCAAGACGCCCTGGTTCTCTCGCGCAACGTTTCGGTGTTCAACACTGACTCCACGATGATGGAGCGTGCCCGCGACACCATCTGGCGTCCGATGCCCTACATCGCCCAGTCGTTCACCTCGACTGTTGGCTCATCCATTTCGTCGAACTACGACGACATGACCCAGTTGTCCGTTCCCGCGACTCTGGGCTTCAGCAAGACCTCGGCTTGGAAACTCAACGCCAAGGAACTGCGTGACGCTCTGCAAGAAGGTCGTCTGGGTCAGGCTGCTCGCCAGAAGCTGGCCTCTGACATCAACGTCGCCGTGATGAACGTTGCCGCCAACCAAGGTACTCTTGTGGTTGCTGTGGCCGGTGCCGCTGGTGACTACGACGATGTGGCCCAAGCTGACGCGATCATGAACGAGCAAGGTATTGCGATGGAAGATCGCTACCTCGCCCTGTCGAGCCGCGACTACAACGGTCTGGCTGCTAACCTTGCCGTCGCTACCCGTTCGTTTGGTAACACCAAGTCGGACAAAGCCTACGAGCGTAACTACGTTGGTATGGTTGCTGGCTTCGAGACGTACAAACTCGATTACGGCAATCGCATCACGGCGCAGGCTACCACTGTCACCATCGCCACCAACGGCGCTCAAGTTCGGTATGTTCCCCAAGCGACTTCTTCGTCGGTTGGTGGTCAGATCAACGTTGACAACCGTTACCAGACCGTCACCGTGTCTACCACGACTGGCGTGAACGCTGGCGATTGCTTCCAGATCGCAGGCATCGAAGCTGTGCATCACATCACCAAGGCTTCGACTGGTCAACTGAAGACCTTCCGTGTGATCAGCATCGACTCTGGCACCACCATGACCATCAGCCCCCCGATGATCGGTGCCAACTCCACCCCGACCGACGCTGAACTTCAGTACAAGAACATCAACGTGGCTAGCACCTCCGCTACTGCGTCGATCAACTGGCTGAACGACAACGCCACCAGCATCAACCCGTTCTGGCACAAAGACTCTATCGAGTTGCTGCCCGGTCGGTACTCGGTGCCCGGTGACGCCGGTGTGGCCGTGATGCGTGCTTCGACGGATCAGGGTATCGAACTGGTGATGCAGAAGTTCTACGACATCGACACGATGACGACCAAGTATCGCCTTGACACTCTGTTCGGCGTTACGATGTCGAACCCTGAGATGGCGGGTGTTCTGCTGTTCAACCAGTAAGTTGACTGAGCAGTAGAGACGGGCGGTGGTGACTGTGCCGCCGCCCGTTTTTTACATCTGGAGAGCGTTATGCCTCTGAAAAAAGGCTACAGCAAGAAAACCATTTCGCAGAACATCTCTGCTGAAATGAAGCGCGGAAAGCCCCAGAAGCAAGCGGTGGCGATTGCGCTGAACACAGCCCGCACCGCAGCAACCAAAGCTGGTCTGCCTAGCAAAGCGCCAAGGAAACGATGAAACCCGGTCTGTACGCCAACATCAACGCGAAGCGCAAGCGCATCGAGGCTGGAAGCAAGGAGCGTATGCGTAAGCCTGGGAGCAAGGGTGCCCCGACTGACGCAGCATTCAAAGCATCGGCCAAAACTGCAAAGAAGAAGTGATGGATCAGACTATTCTTGTCCCCAAGTATCGCAAGCACCGCAAGCCTGTAAAGGTTCGCAAGCCATCGCGCCCCCTCGATGGGATTAACCATCGACTCCTGCGTGAACAGGCTGCGGCTGGCGTGGTGCCTGATGACAACGCACCTCCGACTCGGGACGAGATGGTTGCTCAGGCTACGTTACTTGGGATTCAAGTGGACAAGCGGTGGAGTGATAAAACGTTGCTGGCGAAGATTGATGCCGCGATGGAGAAATCATGAGTTACACCAAGCGTCAGTTTGTTGAAGCGGCATTCGAGGAGATCGGACTTGCCGCATACACATTTGATCTGTCCCCTCAGCAGATCGAGGCTGCAATGCGCCGCCTTGACACAATGATGGCTGAGTGGAACGCCAAGGGAATCCGGTTGTCCTATCCGCTTCCCGGTAGCCCGCAGGACAGTGACCTCGATGCTGAGACGACTGTGCCTGATAGTGCCAATGAGGCAATCATCACGAACCTTGGGATTCGCATTGCGCCTTCCTACGGCAAGCAAGTGATGGCTGAAACCAAGGTCGCTGCGAAGATGGCCTACAACACACTGCTGTCGCGTGCGACAATGCCGCTTGAGCAGCAGTTGCCGGGTACGATGCCATCTGGTGCTGGTAACAAGCCTTGGCGCAACTACGATGATCCTTTCTTGCAGAGGCCCGTTGATCTGGTTGATTCAGGGCCAGACGGCGTACTCGAATACAACTAAGAGGGCTGACATGCCGACCATCAATCAACTGCCGACCGTATCGACCGTCTCATCGGGCGATCAACTGCCGGTCTATACGCCTAGCAACGGTGATGCTCGTAAACTGAGCATTGGATCGCTGCTGTCGTTCTTCCAATCCTCGTTTGCCTCGCCTACGATGTCGGTGCAGTACGCGACACCGGGTACGGGCTTCAATGTCACTGTGGCGACTAACAGCACGCAGGCGTGGCTGCTCATTCAGCCTGCTGGTACGCTGGCAAGCGGCACTGTGACGCTGCCTCTGAACACCAGTGTTGCTGATGGTCAGGAGATCCTGGTGACCACGACGCAGCAGATCACATCGTTTACGCTGGGCCTGAACGGCGCTGCGGCTGCGTTTGGTGACCCGACGACGCTGGCCGCTGAGGACTTTTTCCGTATGCGGTATTACGGCCCGACTAACTCCTGGTATCGCATCGCCTGATCGGAGATCGACATGTCATTCATCAATCAATTTCGCCCGCGCTACGGTAGCAACCAAGTCGTTACTCCCGCTGCCGCATCTGCCAGCATCACTATCGCCAAGGATGACACTGCTGTGCGCCTAGTGAACACTGGTGCTAACGTGTGCTACGTCCGTGTGCGTAACGCAGCAGGCACTGCGACTACTGCGGATCTGCCGGTTCGTGCAGGCAGCGAGGTCATCATTCGTAAGGGTGTGGACGACACGATTCTTTCGCACATCAGCGCCGCTGGTACGACATTGAATGTCATGACTGGTCTGGACGGCATCTGAGATGGCTAAGACCCCTGCGTGGCAGCGCAAGGCTGGACAAGATCCTAAAGGTGGCTTGAATGCTGCTGGAAGGGCGTCTGCCAAGAAGCAGGGGATGAACCTAAAGCCTCCGGCACCCGATCCCAAGACGGAGAAGGACAAGGGGCGTAAGGCGTCATTTTGTGCCAGAATGACAGGTTTAAAGAAGAAGCTGACGAGTGAGAAAACCGCCAAAGATCCGAACAGTCGGATCAATAAGGCGTTGAAAGCCTGGAAGTGCTAACGCATGGCGCAAATCCCGATCATCAGCGGAATTTACACCGATAACGGCCCGGACTTCCGGCAGTCCTATCCGGTCAACATGGAGCCTGTGCCTGTTGCCAACGGCATCAGCGGCGGCTATCTGCGCCCTGCTGATGGTTTGATCGCACAGGGCACCGGCCCTGGAATTGATCGAGGCGGCATCAACTGGAATGGTCTGCTGTATCGGGTCATGGGCACGAAACTTGTGTCCATTAGCGATGCCAATGTTGTCACTGTAATTGGTGATGTGGGTGGCTCGACGGATCTAGTCATCATGGACTATTCGTTTGACTACCTCGGCATCGTGTCTAGTGGTGAAATTTACTTCTACGATGGCACGACGCTGACGCAGGCCAATTATCCGCCATTGTCACTTGTGACCATTGGGCCGATCATCGACTTTTGTTTTATTGATGGTCGGTTCATGCTGACTGACGGCCTAAAGTTGTATTCAACAGACGTTGGTGATCCGTTCACCATTGGCCCGTTTGCGTATGCGGAGCCTGTGGCAGACCCTGACCCTGTATCGTCGCTGTTGCGGTTACGAAACGAGGTGTATGCGATCAACCGCAACACCATCGAAGTGTACGAATCAATTGGTGGGTCTGCACCGTTCCCGTTTGCGGTGATCGACGGAGCGCAGATCCAGAAGGGTGCCATTGGCGTTCAGGGATCGTGCGTCTTTTCCGAGATGATTGCCTTCATCGGCAGCGGTCGCAACGAAGCGCCTGCGGTCTATCTTGGCTCTGCTGCAACTGCACAAAAGATCAGCACGCAAGAGATTGACGAGATTCTGGCGACATACACAGAGCAGCAGTTATCTCTGGTGAAACTGGAGCCTCGCAACGACAAGTCGCAGCAATTCCTGTATCTGCATCTGCCAGACCGCACGCTGGTCTACGACGCTGCGTCATCTGCTGCGTTGCAGCAACAGGTGTGGACTGTGCTGGTCAGCACGACTGATGGTTTTGCACAGTATCGCGCACGCAACTTTGTCTGGATTTACGACAAATGGACTTGCGGCGATCCTCAGTCCAGCACCTTCGGATACATGAATGACTCGATTTCGAGCCATTGGGGTCAGATTGTGCGATGGGAGTTCGGAACGGCCATCGTGTACAACGAGAGCAACGGCGCGATCTTTCATCAACTTGAGTTGGTTTCTCTAACGGGTCGCGTGGCCTTGGGTCAGAACCCTTGGATCAGCACCAGTTACTCATACGACGGTCAAACATGGAGCCAAGACAAGGCGATTCAGGTTGGCACTGTCGGACAGACGCAAAAGCGTTTGGTGTGGTTCCAGCAGGGCCACATGCGGAACTGGCGTGTGCAGCGGTTCCGTGGCGACAGTCAGGCGCATCTATCGTTTGCAAGACTTGAGGCTCGGCTGGAGCCTCTGGCGTACTGATGGCAACTTCTAACAGACTCAACCTGACGCGAGATGAACTTGCGTCATTCCTGAAGAATCATCACCAGATTCGTCAGTTCGAGCGACTGTTTGCTGATGTTGAGCCACTTGAGCCTACGACGCTTGATGATCTGGCTTTGACTGGCGATAACGCAGCACAAAAGGCTGTGCAGGCCATTGATGGGCTGGAGGCGCAGAAGCAGGAACTTGAGGTCACGGTGGCTGCGCTAGAGGCCAAGGTAAATCAGGCTGTCAGCGCGTTGTCGTCGATCAACGATCAGTTGTCGATGCTCATGCAGGCACCGCCTCCTCGTGAGTTCAAGCGGTCGCGCTACGGGTCGTTCTACGACACGACGACGCAGACGGCAGCGGCTATCAACACAGCCACAGCCATCACGTTCAATACGACCGATCTGAGTCATGGTGTTCGTATTGGCACGACGACATCTCATGTGATTGTGGATACGCCTGGGATTTATAATTTCCAGACATCCATTCAGTTGGATAGCACAGTCTCAACAGCCGAAGAGTTCTACTTGTGGTTTCGGCTGAACGGAGTTGATGTAACGAACTCAGCATCGCAAGTCAGGACTCAGGGCAACAACGCCGAGATTTTTGTTGCTTTGAATTTCTTTTTTGACTTGAAGGATGATGACTACGTTGAACTGATGTATTCAGTCAGCAATACTGCGGTGCAATTGCTTGCCTCTGGCGCGGTGGCACCTCATCCTGGCATCCCGTCTGTCATTCTGACGGTCGCAAACAATATTCAAGGGGTTCAATAATGGCAGTCGTCGCAAAAGTTCTTGTTCCTCCGTTGCAGTTGGCAACGGCTGCGACCACTCAGTACACAGCAAGCAATGTCAAAGCAATCATTGACAAGGTGACTGTGACGAATACAAACACGGTGAATTGTTCGTTCAACGTTCACATTGTCACCAGTGGCGGATCTGCCAACAATGGCAATCTGGTCATTGATACCAAGACGGTCGTGCCGAATGAGACTTATCTGTGCCCTGAGTTGGTGGGTCAGGTGCTGGATTCTGGCGACTTCATCAGCACCTCGGCTAGTTTGGCAAATGCGCTGACATTTCGAGTCTCTGGAAGGGAGATCGCATAATGGAAGGCGCAAAGATGCCGGTAATGATGATCGGCGGCTTCAATGGAATTGAGGCTGAAGAACCGTTCATCACAGCCGCAGAGAACAAGAAGAACACGCAGGTCGTCATCAACAACTGGATGCTTGGGCCTGAGCAACCGTCCAATGAGCCTGGGGCAAATAAGCCTTACTGGATGAAACTTGCCAAGGCGATGCAAGTTGATGAGGCTGAGGCTCGTCGTCGGCGATGCTCGAACTGCGAGTATTACGACAACTCCACCAAGACGCAGGTTAAGATGGAGCGTATCCCCCGCAATGCCTGGGACACTGGTGCTGGGTATCGTGGATATTGCGACAAGTTCGACTTCATCTGCCACGATCTGCGGTCGTGTCAGGCGTGGGAAGAACGCGAGTTTGAAGAAGATTGACGCCGCCTACAGTTGTGCGACAATGATGCTACTGAGCCGCCCGCGCCCGCCAGTAGCGCATCCGTTGGGATAGCGTTGTGAGCGACCTCGTACCAGCAGATCATCTACCGATCTATCGACTTGAGGCCGAACTGCTGCGTTTGCCGCAGATCGAGATGCCTGTCGATCATGACTTCTGCAATGGGTTGTATGCCCGCACGATGCACATTCCTGCGGGCACTGTGCTGACTGGCGCTGTACACAAAGACGAGTCGTTCTTTGTGGTGCGTAAAGGCGATCTGATCGTAACGACAGACAATGGCACCGCGCAAGTCGGGCCGGGGTTCATGAGCGTCACGCGATCAAACACCAAACGCGCAGGTATTGCGCTGACGGATGTCGAAGTGACGACTTTTCACGCCAATCCAGCCAACGAGACTAATCCTGAAGTGCTATGGGAAACATACACTGTCCCAGCACCAGTTGAGGCGTTAGAGGCTGTGGCGCATCCTCATTTGGAGTACATGAAATGACATTCGGACTATCTGGTGCTGCTTTGGCGGGTGTTGCTGCCGCTGGTGCAACCGTTGTATCTGGTATCGCGCAATCCCGTTCCGCTCGCAAAGCCGCTGAACTTCAAGCAGGCGCGGCAGCGGAGGGTATTGACGAACAGCAGCGTCAGTTTGATGTCGTGCAGGAGTTACTTGCGCCGTATGTACAAGGTGGCACGCAGGCGTTCCAAGCACAGCAGGCGCTACTTGGTCTTGGTGGTGCCGAGCAACAACAGCAAGCTATTTCTGCGCTGGAGCAAAGTCCGCTCTATCAGGCTCAAGTGCGTCAGGGCGAGCAGGCACTGATTCAAAACGCAGCGGCTACCGGGCAACTGCGAGGTGGCAACCTTGCTGCTGCACTGGCTCAGTTTCGTCCGCAAATGTTGCAAAAGCAGATTCAGCAGCAGTTCGCCAACCTTGGCGGACTGGCTCAGTATGGTCAGTCATCTGCGGCTCGCGTAGGTGCAGGCGCTCAGGCTGCTGGCACCAATATCGCCGATCTCCTCGGGCAGCAGGGTGCTGCTATGGCTGGTGGTCAGTTGGCTCAAGGGCAGGCGTTTGCTGCGCTCCCGAGTGCGGTTGCGGGAGGACTTGGAATCTATCGTGGTCTTGGTGGATTTGGAGGAGCAACTCAGCCCGCTGCGCCAATTTTCGAAGCCACCCCAATGGCCGCTGCGCCTGGGTTCGCGCCTAGTACCCTTGAGCCAATCTAAGGATCAATCATGGTCGCACCGATCAATTACGCCATTCAGATCCCTGACCCGACGCAGGCGTTCACCTCAGCGTTTAACCTTGGCGCGGGTATTCAAGAAGCTGAAGCGAAGCAACTGCAAGCACAGCGGCAATTGCAGATGGAGCAGCAAGTCGCTGCTGCTCGACAGCGTGTGATGAGTCCTGACGCCACATCGCAGGACTATTTTAATTTGGCAATGATGCTGCCAGAGAACATGTCAAAACCAGTACGAGAGGTTTTCGCATTACGCAGCGCAGAGCAAAATCAAAAGTCCCTGCGTGAAGGAGGGCAAGTGCTTTCTGCCTTGGTGGCAGGTAAACCCGAGATGGCTCTGTCTCAGATTGACATTAAACTGGAAGCAGCGAGAGACGCTGGTAACCAGGAGGCTGTGCGTTTCCTGACCATGAATCGACAACTTGTCGAGAACAACCCTGAAAGTGCAAAGTTATTTTTTATATCTGAACTTTCGCAGATTCCGGGCGGCGATAAAGTGGTCGAATCTGCTCTCAAGCAGCGAGAGGATGTTCGTAAAGGTGAACTTCAGGCTCCTGCTGTTCGCAGGGCTGAAGCTGAGGCCACTGAAGCCGAGCGTAAAGTCACGGAACTCGATATCAAACTGAAAACGCTGGAGCAGGTTAAAGCGGCTGAACTGATCAAAGTGCAGAGCGATGCCGAGAGAGCACAGGTCGAGGCCAAGTTTGCCGAGCGCCGACAGAACCTTGAGATCGAGAAAGGTAAGGCTCAGGCTGCTCGGGATCGTGCGGCTGCTGCCAAAACAGACGCCGAGACTCAAGAACTAAAGGATCGGGCAAGCAAGGGTGAACAACCAACCTACAACGCGCAGGCCGGTGGTTACATCGTGCCGGTGTCGAAGGCTAACCCGAACGGCGGGTTCATTCCTCTGAATCAGGTGGTCGATGCCAAGGCACAACAGGCTGCTGTTCAGGCGCTTAGAACTGCCGGATATGACCCGGTAACTGGTAAAGATGACATTAGCGAGCTAATCAAAAAATCCACAGGAAGCACAGCCGGAATGGTGACTGACGAGGCTTACCGCTTCGTGGGTGAAAGCACCGCAGGTATGAAAGCAATTGCCGCTTTAGAGCCGATCGCTAAGAATATGGCGCTCGACATGCTTGGTGGCAAACTCGGTGCTGGTATCTCTAACGCTGACCGTGATTTCATCGTATCGGCGTTTGGTGATATCTCCAACCCAAGAAAAACCCGCGAGGAAAAGCTGCTTGCGTGGAACTCGGCAAAGAATCGGATGCTCACTTCGGGGATGTTGCCTCCCCCGACGCAGCAGGCAGCACCGGCATCTGGTCAACCAGGACAACCCGCTGCTACTTCTAATCAAGTCAGAACACCGGATGGGAAAGTCTTGACCTTTCCCAATGCTGAAGCGGCGGCGCAATTCAAACGAGCAGCGGGGATTCAGTAATGACCGTTGACTACGAAGCCCTTGCTCGACAGTTCGGTGGAACTGTTGCTAGCCCTACTGCGCCACCTACCGACTACGAAGCCCTTGCTCGACAGTTCGGTGGACAAGTGTCGCAGGCCGACCAAATCCCCGGTGCCCAGCCTCAGCAGGCTCAAGCTGCTGCCGCTGCACCCTCAGATCTTGTGGGGCCGACAACTACACCTCTTGGTCTTGCCGGTGGTCTGGCTCGCGGACTCACTGCTCCAATGGCCGGTGTCACCGCTGGTGCGGCAATAGGCGCTCCTTTCGGGCCTGGGGGTGCGGCACTCGGTGGTGCAGTTGGAGGCACCATTGCAACTGGTGTGTCCCTTGTACCGATCATTAATCAAAAGTTGCAGGATCTGTACACCCGGATCGGCTTGCCTGTGCCTCAATCCGGGGCTGAGAAGTTCGCTCAAGAACTCGGGCCTGCTGTTGTCGGTGGAGTCGCTGCTCCGTCTGCCGTTGGTCGCGCAGCCCAACTGTTGAGTCGCGGCACACGCGCAGAAGCGACTGTCGCCCCAATTGCCGAGGCAGTGCGAGTTGGTGGCATGGGGCCGACAGGTGGTCGTACTGCCCTGGAGCGTGTTGGCGCAGGCACACTGGCTGGTGGTATCGGTACGCTCCCAGTCTCTGAGTCAGGTACAGACACTGCGATTGGTGCTGTTGTAGGCGGGGTCACACCTCCTGTATTTCGAGCAGGTGGTGCGATTGTTGGTGGTCTTTACGATGCAACCATCAAGCCGTTGATGCAGCCCGCAGCAGTTGCTGCGCGTCAAATGTATCAAGTTGCGGGAGGTACACCCACAGCAGCACAGCAGACAGTCGAGCAGATCCGGCGCGGGATGCAGGTTCCGATGACTCCAGGGTTCGAGCCTACGCTGCCAGAACTTGTTGTTGCTGGTGGCGGCGAGGCTCCACTGAGCATGTCTGTGCTGGCCGAGCGTGTTCAGGGCGCATCGCCCAAAGTGCTGCAAGAGACTCAGCAGCAAATGAACCGTCGAGTCGGTGCGCTTCAGGCACAACTGAGCCGTGTAAACCAGCAGATCGACCAGCAGGGTACGATGCTGCAACCGGGCGCTCTTGAGGAGTTGACCCGTACTCGGGATCAGATCCTTGCTACTCTCGACAACGAGCGTGGTCAGATGGAGACGGCGCTGCGGGGGTCTGCTGGCCGTCTGCCTACTACGCCGCAGGCTGTTGGTGAAGATATCGCAGCCCGAGCAGAGCAGTTGTCGGAGCAGTTCCGGGCAACGCAGGTTCGCCCTGCCTATCAGGCAGCGACTCAAGCTGCTGGTGATGCCCGGATCAACATCGACTCCGTGGTTGCCGAGGCTGAACGAGTCCTTGGTCGCCCGTTGTCATCGTTCTCTCCCGACACAGCGCCCGCGATTGTCCGTCGCATCATGGCGATGCGTCCAGCCGAGCCTAAAGCGCAGCCGGTTGGTCGTGGTCTGATCTCGGGGCGTATGCAGCGAGCGCCAGCGGGTGCGCCAGAACCCACTACCGCAACGCTGGGTGATCTGGATGATCTGCGTAAAGCAATCAATTCGGATGTGGTCGCTGCAAGTCGCGGGCAGGGCACTCTTGCGGGTGTAGAGCAGCGCAACCTGCTTGGACTCCAGCGCACGATTGACGCTGCCATTGACAACTCGGATACGCTGCCGCAGCAGGCCAAGGATCTGTACGGCGATGCTCTCAGGACATATCGAGAAGGCTACGCACCCCGGTTCCGCGAGGGTGAGACGGGCAGACTGCTCAAGGCTGGCATGTTCGGTGAGCAGCGGATCGAGCCTGCTCAGGTCGTTGCGCAGTTCACCAAGGATCGTGACGCTGCGCTCCAGTTCGTCCGTACCTTCAACAATGACCCGCAGGCGTATGACGCGCTGCGTCAGGGAATCTTGGGTCAGTTCCAACTGGCTGCTGTTGATCCTCAGACGCTGATGGTCGATCCTAAAAAAGCAGCAGCGTTTCTCCAGAACAACGCTGAGGTTTTTGGCGCACTTGACTCCAACGGTCTTGGGATTCGCAACGCACTGACTCGATTTGAGCAGGAGGCTACGCAAGCCAGTCAAGTGTTCGAGAGGCTCAAGACTCAGGCTGCTCCGTTCAGGGACAAGCCTGCCGCGACGATCCTTACGAACATCCTGGACAACCCGACGCTGATGGCGCAGGCGCTTAAACTCAGCGGAACTGATGGTAAGGACACCATCCGTCGCGTGGTGCAGACCCGACTGAACCAGATGCTGACTCAGACGCCCGGTGGTGAGCCTCTGAGCGAGGCAGGCGTCATGAAGGTCATCAAAGAGGTGACCACAGACACCGGGGAACTCAAGCCGTCTTATCGTCTGGCTCTCGGGGATCAGTTGACCCGTGATTTTGTGGATCGTGCGAAGGGGCTGCGCCTTGTCATTGAGACGGGTAAAGACCCGATGCTCAAGAATCCTAACGCCATTGCACCCGCGATTCAGTCGTTGAGGGCTACACCAGACCAACTGACTGACATTAAACTGGTGGTCGAGGATCTGAAGCGGGCTAATCAGGTCGCAGAGGCTGCTCGACAGGCTCGCAAGTCGGCTAAACCCTCGGGCACAAGGGTGCTGGAGGAACAGGCTGAGGGAGCGCCTGCACAGTTCGACAAGATGCAACTTCTTAGTCGCACCTACACTCTGTTTCGCAACACGTTCATCAGCGCCAGGGATCGGATCAACCCTCGCATATCTGCAAGACTTGCGAACATGCTCTACAACAACCCCGATGAAGCGATTAAGGTCATCGAAGATCAAATCGCAAAAGCACAAAAAGCCCAACGTCCTGCTAGAATTGGTCGCGCTGTGCCACCGGCACTAGGGGCTACGGGAGCGGGTCTGTCCCGCGAAGCAATCGACACCGAGGAACAATAAATGTCCGCTCTCTCCGTCAACCCGCCTTTCCCGATCTTTCTGGACATCGACGGCCAGCCCCTCGATGCTGGCTTCGTGTACCTGGGCGTGGCGAATCAGGCTACCGAGGCCAACCCGATCCAGGCGTACTGGGATGCTGCGCTCAGTGTGCCAGCGACTCAGCCGATCCTGACCAAAGCAGGCTTCCCGGTCAACGCTGGCGTACCGGCTCGGGTGTATGTGAACAGCGACTACTCGATTGTGGTGAAGAACCGCAACGGGTTCCAAGTGTTCTCCTCGCCCATTGCGACTGATCGGTTCAATGATGCAGTCGTGAACATCGACTCATCTGATGTTACGTTCCTCCAAGCAGGCACCGGCGCTGTCGCACGCACCGCGCAGGCCAAGATGCGGGATGTGGTGAGCGTCAAGGACTTCGGCGCCGATCCTGCTGCATCAGCGGCTGTAAACACTGCGGCCATTCAAGCTGCTGCTGACTATGCGGCAAGCACCGGCGCATATTTGGTTGGCGCTCCTGGGGTGTTCAACGTAAGC